CTCAGAGGTGAGCCCAGCCAGCGCAGTGCAACACCTGGAGTCCTAACCGGACTCCTTACCTACCAAAGAACGACTGTTCTACAGGAAGGATTGACTATTTCCAGTTTAATCCCCGATTATGGGGACCAAACACTGGACGAGAAGGCAGAGATCTACGATAACATCGAAAGGATGTCTCGTGGAATACCTCTGCCTGTTACTCGGTCACGCATCTATGATCTGGCTTTATGGCCTAAGGTTTCCTATGGAAGCCTTACGTCTAAGTCGACCAAAAGTGCGGCGTCAGCGGCTGCGAATTTAGTTTCGCAACCGACTACGACGTATCCTGGATATCAGACTACCAAGTCTGAAGGCCACCGGTACAACTCACGTATGATTAACGTGAACCGTTCCGGGGATCTAGGAGGGGAGTTTACGTCCCAGAGGAGATACATAGATGGATACCATCCGTCTTTGCGTTTCTACACTGGGCGTCTACATCCCATCGCTGGCACTACTGAGTGGTGGTTTAACGAAACACCACTTTGTGCCACCGAGCCTCCGAAATCCGCCACCGACAGTAAGTGGCCTCCGTTTAACAATAGCTCCGATGGAGCTCTTGCAACAGCGGGGACCACTGCTATCAGTCGGTGTAAGCCTACGAATAAACCTGCACAGGGAGCGACCGCCCTCCTTGAAGTTCTCAAGGATGGCATTCCGTCGCTACCTGGGCTACTCGCATTGAAGAATCGGTCAATCACCGATCTACCCGGAGAATATCTGGGTCTTCAATTTGGAGCACTACCTGCTGTTGGCGATTTCCAAGATTTTCGGAATACCGTCATTCGCAGTGATGAGATTATCTCTCAGTACGAGAGAGACGCTCATCGTGTAGTGAGGCGTCGTTATCAGTTTCCTGCAGAAAGGTCATACGACGAGACTCTGTACGCGGTAAACGTTTTACCGTGGTACATTCGTTCGAGTTTCGCCGAAATGACGAAAGGCAATGTACGCCGCTGTAGGACTTCCTACAAGCAGCAATGGTTCTCAGGTGCCTTCACGTATACACTCCCTACGGACTACCAAGCCCGTGCGGATATGTCTGCGAGGAGGGTCCTAGTTGAAAGACTAGGCCTGGAAATCACTCCAGAAGTACTCTGGAACATTGCCCCATGGTCGTGGGCCGTCGACTGGTTTACCAACGCAGGGGATGTTCTTGCGAACACCTCTGACTTTGGGGACCAGGGCCTGGTGATGAAGTACGGATACATCATGGAACATAGTTTTGTTCGTGATGTGTACTTCTACGAGGGGAGCTTTGGATCGCCCTTGGGCGGTTCAATTAAAATTCCACCTCTTGCCCTTGTTTCGGAGACTAAACTCCGTCGCAAGGCAAACCCCTTTGGTTTCGGCATTACCTGGGACGGGTTGAACCCGTTTCAGCTGTCGATAGCTGCAGCACTCGGTTTATCCCGATTTCTGTAGTTAGGACGCACTGTAGATAACACCAAACCCCGGACTATGTCCGGAAGGAGCATGCCTATGGCATTCACCGATCCACTGTCAATTACCATCAGCGCCGTGACCACCCCTATGCCTCGTACTTCGACGTACAAGGATGGGAGTGACTACACGTCCGCAGATGGCTTGATCTCGACACAAGCCCGTTCCGCTTACCAGCGGCGCAGGCGTCATGTGCTTCGAGTGGACCATTCCAAGATCACCTCGGATCCGTTTATCCCAACACAGAACACAAAGGTTTCCATGAGTAACTACATGGTTTTCGATGTGCCTGTCGCCGGTTACACGAACGCGGAGATCCTGGCTGTGTACACGGGTTTCAAGACCATGTACACCGCCGGTTCGGACCTGCTTATCACCAAGCTTCTTGGTGGTGAGAGTTAGGAACGAACCAGAATGAGGCCTTCGGGCCTGAATGTCTAGGCTAAGGAAAGACCACCTCTATTAAAGGAGGGGCTTTGAAAAGCCTGACATTGCTCTGGAAGGTGGTGACACGAGAGTGTGCCACCAGATGTTGCATCAGCGCCACCCTCAACAGTGACAAGAAATCGTTCTTCCGAGAGGTTGAACGGGATATTGCCGTTGTTGAGCGTCGTATCGAAAGTGAGGGGGTATCGTTTCTCACGATATCCCTCGCTAACTTCGGAAAGGACTTCGAAAGAAGTCTTGACCGCGGTTATGTGGATCGCGACCTGTTTAAAGGCTTTGCCTTTGCAGGTGGTCTCCCCCGTTTATTCGGAGGTTTCCTCGATCTCGTTTTCGATCGACAGAGTGGTCGGTTGGTTGACACACCTAGCACGGACTCTATCCAATGCCTTCGTCAGATTACTCTGATGAATGCAAAGGTAGAGCTGGACTGTACTCCCAAAAGAGTACGGGCCGCCCTTGCCGGGTATGTTCAATGTGAGCAGGAACTCAGGGTGAGCGACAAGCAGATCACGCCTCTTATGGAGGATGATTTTGCGCGTCTCTCGACCATGCTCTACAGGGATTTGTTCATCCAGTTAGATCGTGAGATCTTCACCGGAGGACTGGTCCCTAAGCATGGCCCAGGGTCAGTTGCCGACAAACTTACCAGTAATGGTAAGTATAGGCAATCAACCTGGCCTATCCGCCTTGATAAGGTTTTCCCAGCATGGGATTACCTCATTCCGGGGCCTCGGTTTTCCGAGGAACTGGAGCGGATTGAGTTCCTGGATCCTGGTGCGGAATTACCTGCCAAAGTAATTACCGTACCTAAAACGCTAAAGACACCTCGTATTATTGCTCAAGAACCTACTGCTATGCAATATGCACAGCAGGGTGTTCGAGAGTTTATTTACGAGAAGGTAGAGAGTGACTCGTTACTCCGAACCTTCATCGGTTTTCTTGACCAGACGCCTAACCAGCGTTTGGCTCAAGAGGGCTCCCTTCACGGGGAGCTCGCGACACTCGATTTGAGTGAAGCTTCCGATCGTGTTTCTAATCAGCTTGTCCAATGTCTGACAAGACAGCATCGTCTCACGAGTGAGGCTTTGCAAGCTTGTCGGTCTAGGAAAGCTGATGTACCTGGTTTTGGCGTTCAACGCTTGGCCAAGTATGCGTCTATGGGATCAGCTCTCTGTTTCCCAATAGAGGCGATGGTGTTTCTAGTCATCGTCCTCTTAGGGATTGAGAAGAGCTACAACCGTCCTCTTGGTAAGAGAGACCTACTTCGGCTCTCTCATCAAGTGCGCATCTTCGGGGATGATATTATCATTCCCGTCGACACGGTGCATTCCGTTGTCGGGCAGCTCGAAGCTTTTGGGTTTCGAGTCAACCGTGACAAGTCTTTCTGGACTGGAAAGTTCAGAGAGTCTTGTGGCAAGGAGTACTATCATGGCCATGACGTTAATATCGTTAAGGTCAGACAGTTGCTCCCGGCACAACGGAGGAACGTGACAGAGGTCATTGCTACCGTTGCCCTTCGTAACCAGTTTTACTTCGCTGGTTACTGGGAAACGGCAGCTTATTTGGACGAACTCCTGGGTCGTGTCTTGCGACACTATCCGGTTGTTAGTCCGACGTCCTCTGTGCTTGGTCGTCACAGCTTTCTCGGTTATTCTACCGAGAAAACTCATCCGACTTTGCATTACCCTTTGGTTAAGGGTTATGTTCAGTCGTCTGTACCACCTAGGGATTCCCTGGATGGTAGTGGTGCCTTGCTCAAGTGGTTTCTCAAGCGCGGCGATTTGCCGTTTGCTGACGAAAACCATCTGGAACGTTCTGGACGTCCTCAGACCGTCAACATCAAGCTGAGGTACGGCCGACCCTTCTAAGGGTCGGTGCGGGGCAACCCGCCGGGGGAGCGAATTCGTCCTACTCGGACGTTTTCGATTTCTCAACCGGTTCCTCTGGTCACTTCGGTGATTCAGCGGTTCCATTGGGAGATGCGCTTGGCAGTGCATCTCCCCCGCCATATCGT